AAACAATATTGGGATGAACAACAAAATGTGTCAAGAGTTGCCTTTAATAAATATGAATCTACTACAAATATAACACGTAGTTTTAAAGATTCTAAATCAACTATTGTTAGATTAATAAAACATCCAGCTACTAAGTATGTGGCTGGTCTAGCAATTATAGGTTTAGCAACTCTATCATGTGCAGTTATGCGTGTGACAAAAGGACCTTGGGCCGTGCCAAATAAAGCGTTAGCCATTAGGAAAAATGAGCAGGCTGTGAAAGATGTTTGGCAGGAAATTAATCTTTGGAGATATTGGGGTAGTGAGAAACAAGTACCCAATCCAAGATTAGTTGGAATTGAATTAAACCCGGGGCCTCCAGATCATTTGAAAGCTTATTTGGATTATGAAAAAACTTGTGGTACACAAGCACAAAAAGTGTTTATAGAGAATTTTTTAGAATCAACTGCACAATATGATGTACCAGATTTCGTGGCGTTTACTTTTGCTGTGTCAATGCTGTTGCCAGTGTCGAGGGTAGTATCGAATGTTTTGCCTTATCAACTTAAGAAAATAGTGGTTGATAGTTTAATAAAGGCGAGATATTTAACTAGACACGGTGCCAAGTATTTGATTTTCCGTTCCAATGTTGATTTTTCAACCTTATCAGCAGAATCAATTAAAGCTTTGAGCAAAACTTTTTCTTTCCAGGTTTTCGTTCAACGGTGTAAGATACACATGGAATTAGGGTGTGATTATCCTATTTTTGAATATCCTAAACTTGAAATGTTGCAGGTGGTATCAGATGAAGCTTACGCTGAATTTTGGAAATCTGGGAGATCTTCCACATCGCAAGTTGTTACATTGTCTAGATCTGATCCACCAACTGATTTGACAACACAGGGAATTGAACCAAATCCAGGTCCTTCTATATTTAGCTCTCTTAAACAATATGAAACTTTGCCATTAATTAATTGTTTGAATGTGCCTAGGCCTAAAACAATAAAACCAGGAGCTAAATTGAGTTTGCGTGATAGTAATGTTCGAGGTAATTTGAAATACAAAGATCCTAAAGAATGCAGAGGATCCCAAGTGGTGTACGGTTTTGGAACTGGAAGATATGCCCCTTTGGTTTTCGCGAGTAATCAACATAATGAGGAGCAAGCCTTGTTAGCGCGAGTTTTGTCCGATACAATTAAAGCCACAGATAATTTAAAGAGCTGCATTTCATGGGCTCAGGCTAATCACAAAGATTTGTTTCGGGATATGTACAAAGTGAAATCTGTTCCTTTTGATCAATATTTAGAGAGATCAAATGCTTCACCAAGTGTGAAAGAGATTTTGCGTCGTACACATCAAGCCTTGGATAAAGAAGGAGTGGATGAAGATTCAGCATTGTCAGCTAATCAATTGTATTTATATACAATTCGTTCATCTTTTGTGAAAGTGGAGAACAATTTATACCAGTCACCGCTGGGTGAAAAAGATAAGGCACCAAGATTGATACAAGGTGCAGCACCAGAATTTATAGTGCTAGTAGGGCCATGGATTATGGCTTTGCAAGATCTTTTCAAAAGAAGATGGAACACAAAATTTCATATGTGTTTCACTAGTGGTGTTTCATCAGAAGAAGCAGGTGCATTTATTACTACTCCTGCTGGTCCTATTTTGGAAGATGATTTGGGAAAATTTGATTGTTCTATAAGGAAACCTTGGTGTCTTTATGAAGTGTGGCTCTGTAAACAATTTGGTGCGCCACGTGCTGTTTTAGATTTGATGACAGCTAATATAAACACACATGGGAATACACAACATGGTTGGAAATACAAATGTGAGGGTACACGTAAAAGTGGGGATCCTTACACGTCATTAATGAATTCTATTATTAATGGTATTTCACATCTCTATTTGTACTGTTCTTGGACTGGTAAATCAGTTGTTTTAGCCAGAGACGGTATTTTTATGTTATTGCAAGGAGATGATAATTTAATGCGACATGTTGAAAATGTACAGTTCCCATGGCAAGAGGGTATGGCTACACTTGGTTTAGATAGTGAAGCCATTTACCGAGGTCACTTGGATGAAGCAGAATTTTGTTCCAACCGTTTGTATTTTACTGATGGTATATGGATGTTTGGCCCAAAACCAGGAAAGGTTTTAGCTAAATTGGGGTATATAATTAATCCACCAGCAGATGTTTCACCGAATTCTATGATGAGAGGGGTTGCTTTGGGTTTACAAAAGAATTGCAACCATATACCACCTTTGAAATTGATCATTGATCATATATTATCAATAACAAAAGCTGATAAAGCTTGGATCAATCCTAAATTTGATTATTCAAAGCAATGGTTACAAACAAGTAAGTTGCATGAAACAACTTCTGAAATTAATTTACAAATGCATGAACAATATTATTATCATGCAGGAATTCATGCTTCAATATCTTCCTCTTTGCCTAAATCATTAGGCGATCCTTATACTAATCCACATATGATGCTTCTCTTCGATAGAGATACATCAGCCCAGCAAATGATTTTTTAAATTTGCTGGGTATCGGTAGCTTAATAGCGTAAATCCAACTTTAAACAATAACGTGTACACCGTTCATCGAACGTGTAAATTAACCCCTTTTAGAATCCTAATTTTAGTGGAATCAGCATACCTTGTTACAGGCTATGGTTGCTGTGCCCCATTAGGTTAGGAAATTCTATCAGGTGAAGGTCACAAGTCCTGTATGCCTAGGCCGTTGGCAGAATAATGAGTGCACGTTACCCAGTCTCCAGGGAGTTATCGAGGGGAGAGCGATTGTAATTTATCGACATATTATCATCAAATTACACAGTAAATGGTGGAGATTAATAGCACTTAGCCGGTGTTGCTCCACAGTTCAGAATAGCCGAAAAGGATTATTTGTAAGTGATTGATCACTGACTATCCTATTATACGCGCTTCCTCGGGGATACAGAAACATTGAACACCACAATGCTATGTACGTAACGCCCCGACAGCCTACGGTTTTCATTACGTGATCGTTATATCGACACCAATGCAATTTTAAATCAAGTAAAACTATCTGAATGAATTTTCCCAAAATGTCTACTGTAATTATTAAGAATAAAAGAAATCAACAAAATCACCAAAAGAATAAGGGCCATAAGGGTCCTGCTGCTAGGAAGGGAAAACCTAAGCAACGAACACATCAAAGATCTGGTAAAACACGTCCTCCAGGACCTAATGGTATGCGACCTATGCGTATTCCTGGTTCTGGAGCACCCGGATCTGGCTTGGCTATCGTCGGGAATGCAC